GATTTAAAGTCTTCACCCACAAACGCTTGAAGGGCTTTATCTGACACATTTGCGGCTTCTAATCTTGCCAATGTGACTAAATAAGATAAATCTCTTTCAATATTTTCTGTTAGAGTTACTTGTTTTCTAACTAAATCACTTTCAGTTAATTCTTTAAAGTCATCTTGGTACTCTAAAAGTGTTTTTGCGGTTTCTGCATTTATATCTTCAAGTGCAATTGCCGCTGCACCAAATTTTTCCTGTAATTTAGGTGTCATCAACTCAATAGACATTTTACCGTCTTTCATTCTTGCAATGTTGGTTAAAAACTCAACTTGTTTTTCATCGATATCTAACCCCGCTAAAGAAGTTGCGGCCGCCATTCTTTCCTGAGTGGCAACGGCAATTCTATTAACCTCACCGACCTCAATACCAAATTGTTTAGCAATGTCTCTCGCCATTCTTAGATTCGCACCTGTAACTTCAAAACCTCCTGTTTCAACATTGTAGGTTGCCAAATTTTGTGCGACCCCTTCGATTGCACCTTGTAATCCTTCAACTTCATTGGTTGCCATGTACATTAATCTAAGTGGATCATTAAATTCACCAAATGCACCGCCCAACACTTGTAGGTTAGCCGCCAAGTCTAATGCTCCCTCAGGATCAAAAACTTTATCTGCAACATTAAAAACAGTTTGTAGACTCATCCTTACTTCCGACGCTCTACGAACCATTTTCTCTAACCCCTCAACTCCGTTTTGGAATCCGTATTCATTTAATTTACCAATATTCTCGGTAATTCCTTTAATAGTATTTCTTGATTGAATTCCGACTTCTAAAGATCTTTTACCCGCATCCGCGATCGCTTCTTGAGCATCCGCCGCACCGATCCCTACTTTTTCAAAATCCGCATACGCACCAATAATGTCGGACATATTCATACCATAAGCCTGTGAAATCTCACCTGCCCTGACCAACATATCCGTCCCAACTAATGCAAATCTTCCTGTGTCATCAACCAATCTTTTCGAAGATTCTGTTAAATCTTTGAATGAAACTCCCATTTGAAGTAGTGCCGGTTGTGCCGCACTTACTTGTTCTCTGAAATCTTCGGAGAGTTCACCCGAAATCCCCATTTCTTCGTTTACTACCGATAACAAATACGATTGTTCTTTGTAGTAATCCTCCATTGAATTCTTAGCTAATTCAAATCCCGTATTAACAAGATTGGTTAAGGGAGATGTGTCGGGTTTAGCACTTTGTTTTACTTTGTTATATGTCTCTAACATATTAAGTAACCCATAATCTGCGTCAGGAGCATAGTCCTGTTTGGCACTGGCTTCAACCAATGATCGTAATGAAGATGTGTAATCAGTTGTTTTAGGAGTATTGACCTTTTTAGACTCTGAACTTGATTTTTTCAGTGCCTCTTCGGCTCTACGTTTATACTCGTCATTATTTGATTCCGCAGCTAGTTCCCGTAATATTCTTTTTTCTTCTTCATTCATACTATATAAATATTAATTCGAGGGTTTTTCTAACTCAATAATTTTCTCGATATAATATCTTCTTAAGTATGTCGGCATTTCAAGTATTTCCTTATGAGAGAAACCTTTCCTAACCAAAAAAAGAATTTCAGTTAATTGCAGGCCCTTATATTCCGTAGAAAGGCCGAAAAAACTCCACCCCGAAGTCAATATTGAATGTGACTTTTTCTCCTGACGGGGCGATTACGTGTTGTGTCAAATCGACACCGGGTTTTACTTTATTGATATATTTTCTGAATTCTTGTGAGTCTACAATAGGTAGTGTTTCAATAAAATTTCTAATATTCATCGGATCAGGATTCCCTTCAACCGTTTTAATTAACTTTTCCAATCTTTTAGTTATGATTGGGGGACTACCAACACCATTCCAATTTTTAGAAATTAAATCAAGTTCTTCCTCATCTTTTTGTGTTAAAAACTTAAAAGTTATGTGTTTTTTTGATTTCTCCATAAAATATGGATAATGTCCGTTTGAGTCTTCTTCTAAAGTAAAATCTTTGTATGTTAATTCTGATAAGTCAACCACATGTTCAAAACGCTCGTCTGTTTTTGGATCTCTAATTGACATTTTCAATTCAGATCCGAATGCCGTATTTCTTAGGAAAATTAAAATTGCCTGTCGATCTTCGGTAGTGAGATCTGAAACCGCAATTTCTCTTGTTAAAATTTTTCTTTTTAATAGTTCGTCTATTACCGTACCACTCGCGACTAAGTTTGGGGATGTTAAAATATTTTCATCCGAGGCAGTTAAATACGCAACTTTAACCGCTGTGACTTTTGGAGTATAAAGTATTCCCCTACTCGGCAACTCAACAACATCATATGAAATTGTTGGATCTATTGTGTAATTATTTTCCATATTCATTAATTTATCCTATTTTTTTTAAAAAGTAAAGTAATTTAAATAAAAAAAGGGACCCAAAGGTCCCTTATAAATACTTGACAGATTTTTTTATTAGTATACTTGAATACATCTATCCATTCTCAATGAACAGTCGATTGTTGCAATCGCATCATTACTGTAATCCAACTCATTAAAGTTCAAATCAGTAATAAATGTACCTTGAAGAATCCATTTTTCAACCACAACACCGGTTGGGTCTAACATTTCTAACTCAATATCTTTTTTATAACCCGCAGCGTATCCCATTCTACCTGTAACGGATTCTGCGTGTAATCTAAACCATTCCATTAACGCTTGTGACGCTGAAGGTCCAATTGGGTCTTTGAATTTTACTCTCAATTCATTCCACGTGAATCTACCCGCAACATACGTTGAAGTATTTAGGAACGGAATTTCTACCGAATTAATTTTAGCACTCGGTCTAGCTGCTGAAGTAACATACCATTCGTTGATACCCAATGATGAAGGGAATCTAACAATGAATCGGTTTACTCTTTTCGGTTCGTAAGGAACCGGCATTTTCATTAATAAATCTGCCATGTCTATATTTTTGTTAACTTTGTTATTCTTTATTATAAATATCTCTTTTCTCGAAATATTTTTTTGTTTTGTTATTTGGATGACTTGACTTTGTCATTTTTTTTCCGTAAATTTTATTTACCCAGTAAATACTAGTAATAAATAATATATGAAATTAATAATAATTAAATATTCTAGTATAAAATAACCAGTATTATACTGGGGGTCATCTCAATTTTTACTTTGGAAAGTGGGGGGTCGAAACCGACCCCCTTTTCCTTTTTATTTCATTTTTAGATATTCTCAAATGATGCTCCTGTTGGAGTTATTAAGAATTCAACATCAATGAATTCAAGTGCTCTAGTTGGTTTGATGTAAATTTTACCTCTTAAAGTATTAGCGTCAATATCCTCCGGATCATTGGATACTGTTACTCTGAATTCATATAATCCTCTTTCTTTCTTAATTGCTTCCAAAATTGGATTTACCAATCTTAAGAATTCATTTCTTACTTGCTCGTCATTTTGTTCAAATAACAATCTAATTGCAACTGCCGAAATTAATTTTCTTGCTCTTAACAACAATCTTCTAACATTGATCCTATCAAGTGCGGATTCTCTAACCTGTAAGGTTTTATTACCCCAAATAATAGTTCCGGTATCTGAGAATGTTGCAATTGGGTTAATTCTTGCTTTATACAATTCGTCTCTGTTATCCAAAGTAAGTTTACGTTTCGCTTTAATAGCGTTTACCAAACCTCTTTGGTAACCTGCAACTGCGAACCAAGGATATGCAACATTGTCGGTCAATGCGATATTTTTAACAACTTCACCTGTTGGTGGGATGTACAATTGTGTTGCATTATCTCCATCTCTAACTTGAATCCACGGCCAATATGTTGCTGTGTAGTTAGTGTCTAACTGAACTTCATCCAATTGGTCAACAATTTCATCAACGTTGTCTGTGTTAGGTGCGTTTACAATGTAAAGTGAATCCGCTCTATCACCTTCAATCATATCAATTGCTTGATTTACCAATGAACTGTGATTGTAGAAATCAATACCAGGAGTTGCGAAAATATTAATATCAACTGATTCAGGATTTGAGAAAGTTTCAATACCCTGTAAGTATGCGTAGTAATCTGAATTTCCGACAGTTGAACTAAATACTCCTGCGGTTGTACCACTTACGTAAGTAGTTTTTCCAAAGATGTACGAATCACCATTAGTTCTTGTACCTCTATAGACATCCCAACCATCAAATCCGCCTGCCACACACATTGTGAATTTTCTATATGTTTTGTTTGCTAACAAACCTTTATTTGTCCCCTCAAGGTCGTATGGTGTTGTTTGATAAACATATAAACCATTAGTATCAAGGATAGATGATGCGTTAGTTGATAAGTGGAAACCGTGAGTTACACCTAAACCA